TCACGCAGAAACTGGCGAACCTTTCGCGGAGGTTACAAATGGCAAAAACACCTGAAAAATCCACCCGACTGCCTAAAAAAGAGGCAGTTCAACCCAAAAAGATCGGCGGCGCACGTCCTGGCGCTGGTCGCAAACCCTTTGAACCGACCGATGCCGAGCGCAAGCAGGTGGAGGCAATGTCGGGTTATGGCGTGCCGTTTGAGCAGATCGCGGCCCTGATTCGGGAAGGCATCTGCATCGACACGCTTCGCGACAAGTTCGCCACCGAACTGGTGAACGGCAAGGCCAAGGCCAACGCCCAGATCGGCAAAGGCATCTTCCAAAAAGCCATGGCAGGCGACACGACAGCGCAGATTTGGTGGTCGAAGTGCCAGATGGGCTGGAAAGAACCACCAAGGCAGCTGGAGCACACCGGAGCCAACGGCGCACCGATTGCCGTGGCAACACTGGACGTTTCCCAACTTGGCACCGATGTGCTGGCGCAGATCATGGCCGCAAAAGATGCAACTGACGCAAGCTGACCTGCTGGCCATCGAGCGCGAGCTTTGCAGGCGAAGCCTGGCCGAGTTTGCCAAGCGTGCCTGGCGCGTGCTTGAACCGGCTGCCGAGCTGAAGTGGGGTTGGGCGCTCGACGCCATCTGCCTGCACCTTGAGGCCGTGACCAGGGGTGAAATCACCCGACTGCTCATGAACGTGCCGCCCGGCTCCATGAAGTCCCTGCTGACCGGCGTGATCTGGCCAGCCTGGGAGTGGGGGCCAAGAAACCTGCCTGAGATGCGCTTTGTCGGCACTGCCCACGAGGAGCAGCTGGCTATCCGTGACAGCCGACGCTGCCGCGACCTGATCAAGTCCGAGTGGTTCCAGAAGCTCTGGCCGCTTGACCTGCTGGCCGACCTGGACGGAAAGCGCGAGTTCGGTAATACCCGCAAGGGCGTGCGCCAGGCACGAGCTTTCACCAGCATGACCGGCGTGCGAGGCGACCGCGTCATCCTGGACGACCCGATCAGTGCCGACAACGCCAACAGCGCGGCCAAGCTGGAAGCGGCCCGGATTGCCTTCACCGAGACCCTGCCGACCCGTGTCAACTCCGACAAGTCGGCAATCGTTGTAATCATGCAACGCCTTAACGAGAAGGACATTTCCGGCGTCATCAAGGAAATGGGACTTCCGTACACGCACCTTTGCATCCCGATGCGCTTCGAGCCTGAGTTCTGCTGCATCACCAGCATCGGCTGGACTGACCCTCGCACCGTGGAAGGCGAGCTGATGTTTCCCGAGCGCTTTGGTGAGACGCAGGTGGCCGAACTGGAGAAGACCCTGGGAACCTACGGCACGGCCGGACAACTCCAACAGCGACCAGCACCCCGAGGCGGCGGCATCATCAACACCGACTGGTTCGGCTACTGGTCGCACGTTCCGCAGCTGGAGTTCCGCTTCATCACCGTGGACACGGCACAAAAGACAGCCACCCACAACGACTGGTCTGTGCTGCAATGTTGGGCACGCTCATCCATTGGCAAGGCCGTCAAGCTCGACCAGGTGCGCGGCAAGTGGGAAGCGCCCGAGCTTCTGGTGCAGGCCCGTGCCTTCTGGCTCAAGCACCTGAACGACCCGAGGCCACTGGCCAACGCGGCCACCATGCGCGGCATGTATGTCGAAGACAAGGTTTCAGGCACTGGCCTGATTCAGACCCTGCGCAGGGAAGGCCTGCCGGTCATTGCCGTGCAGCGCAACAAGGACAAGATCAGCCGAGGCTACGACGCGGCACCGTTCATCGAGACAGGCAACGTGCTGCTGCCGCAGGACGCGCCCTGGCTTTCGGACTTCCTGGCTGAGGTCGCGGCCTTCCCGTCCGGCGCTCACGACGACCAGCTTGACCCGATGTTTGACGCAATCAACCTGGTGCAGCGCCTACCGGCAAACAAGGCGGCGATGGTCAAACCATTGCCTACCGTGTCGAAATGGTGAGAAAATACTTGAAACGAGGGCAAAAATATGGCACGCATTTCCAAAGAGCAGCGACTGGCGAATCTCCACGCCGAAGCGCTCTCACAGTTTGACAACGTCCAAACGGCGCTGCGTGACGAGCGCCTTCAGTGCTTGCAAGACCGGCGCTTCTACTCGCTGGCCGGTGCCCAATGGGAAGGCCCACTCTGGGACATCTACGAGAACAAGCCAAAGTTCGAGGTGAACAAGATCGCTCTGGCGGTCATGCGCATCATCTCCGAATACCGCAACAACCGCATCACCGTGGACTTTGTGTCCAAGGACGGCGCAGAGAACGACAAGCTGGCCGACACCTGCGACGGCCTATACCGTGCCGACGAGCACGACAGCGTGGCCAACGAGGCCTACGACAACGCGTTTGAAGAGGCCGTCGGCGGTGGCTTTGGTGCTTGGAGACTGCGCACCACCTACGAGGACGACGAGGACGAGGACAACGAGCGCCAGCGCATCCAGATCGAGCCGATCTTTGACGCCGACAGCTCCGTGTTCTTTGACCTGAACGCCAAGCGCCAGGACAAGGCCGACGCCCGTTTCTGCTACGTCATTTACTCCATGACCCGCGAAAGCTACATGGAGGAATGGAACGACGACCCGACCGACTGGCCCAAGATCATCCACCAGTACGAGTTCGACTGGTGCACGCCCGATGTGGTCTACATCGCGGAATACTACAAAGTCGAGGACGTCACCGAGACCATCCGCATCTTCCGCACCATCGACGGCTCCGAGGAGCGTTACAAGTCCAGCGACTTCAACGACGACCCGAACCTGGAAGAAACCCTGGCCGCCATCGGCAGCGTCGAGGTTCGCCAGCGCAAGATCAAGTCCCGCAGGATTCACAAGTACATCATGTCCGGTGGCAAGGTGCTCGAGGACTGCGGCTACATCGCTGGCAAGTGCATCCCCATCGTGCCGGTCTACGGCAAGCGTTGGTTCGTGGACAACGTCGAGCGTTGCATGGGCCACGTGCGCCTGGCCAAGGACGCGCAGCGCCTCAAGAACATGCAGCTGTCCAAGTTGGGCGAGATCAGCGCCCTGTCCAGCGTCGAGAAGCCTATCCTCACGCCTGAGCAGATCGCTGGCCACCAGCTGATGTGGGCCGAGGACAACCTCAAGGATTACCCTTATCTGCTGATCAACCCGATCACCAACGCAGACGGCAGCCAGGCCATCAGCGGCCCGGTGGCCTACACCCGCAGCCCGGCAATCCCTCCGGCCATGGCAGCCCTGCTGCAAGTGACCGAGCAGGACATGCAGGACATTCTGGGCAATCCCCAGGCAGGCGAAAAAGTCGTCAGCAACGTGTCAGGCAAGGCCGTGGAGATGATCCAGCAACGCCTGGACATGCAGACCTTCATCTACATGAGCAACTTCGCCAAGGCCATGAAGCGCTGCGGCGAAATCTGGCTTAGCATGGCCAAGGAGGTTTACGTCGAGGAAGGCCGCCAGATGAAGGTGATCACCGCCAACGGCGACACCGACTCGGTCACCCTGATGCAGCCGACCGTCGACCAGGAGACCGGCGAGGTCATCATGGCCAACGACCTGGGCACCGCCAAGTTCGACGTGGATGTGGACGTCGGGCCGTCCTCAAGCTCCAAGCGTGCGGCCACCGTTCGCGCCCTGACCGGCATGATGCAGATCACCCAAGACCCAGAAACCCTGCAAGTGCTCGGTGCCATGGCCATGATGAACATGGAAGGCGAGGGCGTTGGCGACGTGCAGGACTACTTCCGTAAGCGCCTGATTCGCATGGGCGTGGTCAAGCCGACCGACGCAGAAGCCGAAGCGCTCATGGCCGAGATGCAAGCCGCTGGCCAGCAGCAAGACCCGAACGCCATCTTCCTGCAAGCCGCAGCCGAAGAAGCCGTGGCCAAAGCTGCCAAGGCACGTGCCGACACGGTGGAGACCATCGCAAGCGCAGAACTCAAACGCGCCCAGACGGCCGAGACCATCGCCAAGGCCAGCGAGATTGATCAGAACATCGCATTGACCACAATCGAGGCGCTGGAACAAGCAGCAGTTGGAGAACAAGTGCAGCCTGTTGTCAGATGACATCGATATGGTGGAGAATGTGGGTACACGGTATCCATCCAGCCGTTTGAAGTGGATGAGTTAAATGGGGTATTTGAATGAACAAAAAGGCAGCAACAGGAGATGAAAACCTCGACGACGACACCTTGGTGATCGACGATCAGGAAAGCCAGGACGATTCTGAGAACGTGGGTGACGAGCAAAATTCCGGCACCGACCAGGACGACCAGCAATCCGGCGAAGATCAAGAAGGCGACGACAACGAAGTGATCGTTTCCATTGGTGAGGACGCGCCACCTCCCGATGAGCAAGCTCACGCACCTGGTTGGGTGAAAGAGCTGCGTAAAGCAAACCGCGAGAAGGAAAAGCGCATTCGAGAACTCGAAGCGAAGCTGACCCAGACGACTGAGAAAAAGCCGGTCGCACTTGGGGCAAAGCCAAAGCTGGAAGATTTCGACTATGACGCTGACAAGTTTGAATCTGCCCTGGCAGACTGGTTCGAGCGCAAACGCCAAGCCGACACTGAAGCCCAAAAGCTGCAGCAGGCCGAGCAAGCGCAAAAACAAGCCTGGCAGGAAAAGCTCGAAGGCTACGGCAAGGCGAAAGCCGAGCTGAAGGTGCGAGATTTTGAGGATGCCGAGGCCGTGGCCCAGGAACTCTTCAACATCACGCAACAAGGCGTCGTGCTGCAAGGTGCAGACAATCCTGCTCTGGTGATTTACGCACTCGGCAAGAACCCAAAGAAGGCAGCAGAGCTGGCCAAAATTGAAGACCCCGTAAAGTTTGCCTTTGCGGTAGCGAAACTGGAGAAGGAATTGAAAGTTACGAACCGAAAGGCAGCCCCTGCACCCGAACGCATGATCAGTTCAACTGGTCGAGTGTCTGGCGCGGTGGACTCAACCCTCGAACGGCTGCGCGAAGAAGCCGCCCGTACTGGCAACATGACTAAGGTCATCCAGTACAAGGCGCAGAAGCGTGCAGCTTCAAAATGACCATTTTTTAAGGAAAAATCATGTCCAATAGTTTCTCGAAAGAAGAACGCGTCGCGTTTGAAGACCTCCTCGAAGGCTTCCAAGACGCTCTCGTGCTGTCCCGTCACGTCAACATCTACAGCACAGATCAGACGATGATGGAACGCGCCAACAACACCATCTGGCGTCCCCAGCCTTACATCGCTCAGTCGATCAACAGCACCCCTGGTACTGCGATCCCTGGCTATCAAGGCATGACTCAGCTGGCCGTCCCTGCCACCTTGGGCTTCTCCAAGACTGTGCCTTGGGAAATGACCACCCTCGAACTGCGCGACGCTTTGCAAGAAGGCCGCCTGGGCGAGAGCGCCAAGCAAAAGCTGGCATCCGACATCAACATCGCCATCATGAACGCAGCCGCTGGCTTGGGTTCTTTGGTTGTGCCAATCGCTGCCGCTGCCGGTGACTATGACGACGTGGCCCTGTGCGACGCCATCATGAACGAGCAAGGCGTGCCTGACTATGACCGCTTCATGGCCCTGTCCAGCCGCGACTACAACGGCCTGGCTGGCAACCTGGTTGGCACTGCTCGCAGCTTCGGCAACCAGAAGTCGGACAAAGCCTACGAGCGCAGCTACGTCGGCATGGTCGCTGGTTTCGACACCTACAAGATGGACTACGCCAACCGCCTGGCAGCTGCTGCTGGTGGTGGTTCCTTGACCATCGACACAGACGGTGCCGGTTCCCAAGCCAACTACACGCCTCAGGCCACCTCGACTTCCGTCGGCGGCCAGATCAACGTGGACAACCGCTTCCAGACTGTCACCGTGTCGGCAACGACAAACGTGGCCGCTGGCGACGCGTTCACCATCGCTGGCGTGTACGCTGTGCACCACATCACCAAGCAAAGCACTGGTCAACTCAAGACCTTCCGCGTTGTCTCGGTTGATTCCGGCACCACCATGACCATCACGCCTCCGATCATCGGCGCTCAAGGCACCCCAACCGACGCTCAACTGCAGTACAAGAACGTCGAAGTGGAAACCGCCTCGAACACCGCCGCCATCACCTTCCTGAACGTGAATGCCGCCTCGGTAAACGTGTTCTGGCAGCGTGACTCGCTGGAAATCTTGCCTGGCCGCTACGCAGTTCCTGCCGATGCTGGCGTCGCAGTGATGCGTGCCACCACCGACCAGGGCATCGAGCTGGTCTTGCAGAAGTTCTACGACATTGACAGCATGACCATCAAGTACCGTATGGACACGCTGTTCGGTGTGGTGAACAAGAACCCCGAGATGTCGGGCATCCTGCTTTTTAATCAATAAGTAGTAAAACAGAACAGGGGGGTTTCGGCCCCCCTTTCTGCATAGGAGACCACAATGCCACTGACCAAAGGTTACTCAAGCAAATCCATCGGCAAGAACATCAAGATGGAAAAGAAGGCAGGCAAGCCAATGAAGCAGGCCGTGGCCATTGCACTCAGCACAGCTGAGAAAGCAGCCAAGGCAGCAGGAAAGCCTAGCAAAGCACCAAAGAGGAAGGCCAAGTGATGCAAGACAACATCCTCATGCCCAAGTACCGCAAGAACAAAAAGCCCGTCAAGGTGCGCAAGCCATCGCGCCCACTGGACGGCATCAACCACCGTCTGCTGCGCGAGCAGGCATCCGCGGCTGCAGCCGCACCTCAAACGCCAGAAGTCGTGGAAACATCAGTGCCTGACGACAGCGAAGCGCCGACCCGCATTGAGCTGGTCGAGAAGGCCAAAGAACTCGGCCTGACTTTCACCAAGCGAACCAGCGACGAAAAGCTGCTGGCCATGATCACCGAAGCACTCAACAAGCAGGAGGCCTGACATGGGTTACAGCAAGCGCCAATTCGTCGCGGCAGCCTTTGAAGAGATCGGCCTTGCGTCCTATGTCTTTGACCTGCAGCCAGAACAACTCCAGTCCGCCATGCGTCGCATCGATGCCATGATGGCCGACTGGAACGGCAAGGGCATCCGTCTTGGCTATCCACTGCCAAACAGCCCACAAGACAGCGATCTGGACGAGCCGACATTGGTTCCAGACTGGGCGAATGAGGCCATCATCACCAATGGTGCTGTTCGGCTCGCACCAGGCTACGGCAAGGTGGTGATGCCTGAGACCAAGGCCGTGGCCAAGGACAGCTACAACACACTGCTGCAACGTGCCACTATGCCGCCAGAGCAACAGCTCCCGGCCACCATGCCTGCTGGCGCTGGCAACAAGCCATGGCGCGTCTACGACAACCCGTTCATCCGTCCGCCTGTCGATCCTGTCGACGCTGGCCCAGACGGCCCACTCCAGTTCAACTAAGGATTCGCCATGGCTTACATCAACCAACTGCCACTGCTAGCTGTTGCCTCACCAGGCGACCAGATTCCCGTCTACACCCCGAACAACGGCGACGCCCGTCGTCTTCCCATTGGTGCGCTGCTGACCTTCTTTCAGCAAAACTTTGCCAGCCCAACGCTGGCCACCAGCATTTTCACGCCAGGCACCGGCTTCAACGTGGCCGTGCCTACACCCGTGGCGCAGCAGCAGTGGATGCTGATTCAGCCTGCTGGCACTTTGGCCGCTGGCACCGTGACCCTTCCTCTCAACACCCAAACGCCTGACGGCACCGAAGTGCTCATCACCACCACGCAGCAGATCACCGCCTTCACGTTGGCTCTGAACGGCGCAAGCGCTGCCTATGGCGACCCGACCACGCTGGCCGCTGAGGACTTCTTCCGCATGCGCTTTGTGCAGGCCACGAACATCTGGTATCGCATCGCATAACCATGGCCACCAAGAAAGACCCACGACTGGAGCGCGTTGGCGTTGAAGGCTTCAACAAGCCCAAGCGCACGCCCTCACACCCGACCAAAAGCCACGTCGTTGTGGCCAAGGATGGTGACCAGATCAAGACGATCCGCTTTGGCCAACAAGGCGTGTCTGGGTCTCCAAAGCGTGAAGGCGAAAGCAAGGCCGACAAGACAAGGCGCGAATCTTTCAAAGCCAGACACGCGGAGAACATCTCCAAAGGCAAAATGAGCGCTGCGTATTGGGCAAACAAGGTGAAGTGGTAAGCCATGCAAATTCAAATCCTCAACGGCATCTACACCGATAACGGCCCCGACCTGCGCACGAGCTACCCGGTGAACATGGTGCCAGTGCCAAAGCAGTCCGGCATCAGTGCCGGTTTCCTGCGTCCTGGCGACGGCATCGTGGCAAACGGCACAGGCCCAGGCATTGACCGTGGTGGCATCAACTGGAACGGAATCTGCTACCGCGTCATGGGCACAAAGCTCGTGACCGTTGCCAGCGATGGCGCTGTGACCGTGCTGGGTGATGTTGGCGGCCCCGTCAACACGCTGGTGACCATGGACTACAGCTTTGACCGCCTAGCCATTGCGTCCGGTGGCCGCCTGTACTACTGGAACGGCGCACTCACGCAAGTGACCGACCCCGACCTTGGCATCGTTTTGGATGTGGTCTGGGTGGATGGATACTTCATGACCACCGACGGCACCAGCCTGATCGTGACCGATCTGACCGACCCGACCCAGGTCAACCCGTTGAAGTACGGCAGCTCTGAAGTCGACCCAGACCCCGTGGTGGCGTTGCTCAAGCTGCGTAATGAGGTCTATGCGCTCAACCGCAACACCATTGAGGTGTTCGACAACGTCGGCGGTGACTTCTTCCCGTTCCAGCGTGTCGATGGCGCTCAGATTCAAAAGGGCGTGATTGGCACATTTGGCTGCTGCGTCTACCTTGAAACAGTCGCCTTCTTGGGCGGTGGCCGCAACGAAGCCCCAGGCATCTACCTTGGCGCAAACGCGACTGCTCAAAAAATAAGCACTCAGGAGATCGACGAACTGCTGCTTGGCTACACCGAGGTGCAACTGGCCCAGGTCAAGCTGGAAGCACGCAACGACAAGGCGCATGAGCACCTGTATGTGCATCTTCCGGACAAGACTCTGGTTTATGACGCAGCGGCATCGCAGGAAATGCAGACACAGGTCTGGTTCATCCTGACCACCTCGACCTCTGGATTCAGCCAGTACCGTGCGCGGAACTTGGTCTGGGCCTACGACAAGTGGCTGGTTGGTGACCCGCAGTCCAGCAATATCGGCTACCTGGTGGACAACATCGGCACGCACTGGGGCCAGATCGTCCGCTGGGAGTTCGGCACCATCATCGTCTACAACGAAGGCAACGGCGCGATCTTCAACAAGCTGGAGCTGGTCAGCCTGACCGGCCGCGTGGCCTTGGGCGTTGACCCGATCATTACGACAAGCTACTCGGTGGACGGCATGGCCTGGAGCCAAGACCGTCCGCTGCGCGTTGGCACGACAGGCAACACTACCAAGCGCCTGGCATGGTTCCAGCAGGGCCACATGCGCAACTGGCGCATCCAGCGCTTCCGTGGTGACAGCCAGGCACACCTGTCCTTTGCCCGTCTTGAGGCTCAACTTGAGCCACTGGCCTACTGACCATGGCAACGCAAAAGCTCAACCTCACCCGCGATCAGCTCGCCACGTTCCTCAAGAACCACGAGCAGATCAAGCAGTTCGAGCGCCTGTTCCAGCTGGCCGATGAAGTCGCGCCTTCAAGCGACACCACTGGAATCAGCATCCAGGCTGGAAACGCAGATGCGGCTGCCACCGAGGCGCTGGCGCAGATTGTCAGGTTGGCGCAAGACGCTTCCATCAACAGCGGCGCAGCCGACCAAAAGGCTGTGCAGGCGCTTGATACGCTTGGACGCATCGCCAACGCGCTTGAGATGCTGGCCACGGCCCCGGTGATCGAGAACAACAATTCAGTCGTCACCGATTACATTGACCTGAATGAGTCGCCATCTCCTATCGACAAAACCCGTCGCCTTGCCTGGAACACCACCGACCAAACTGTCAACCTCGGAATGGACTACGGCGTTACTCAGCAGATCGGCCAAGAGACCTATGCACGTGTTGGCAACACCACTGGCGTGACAATTCCGAACGGCACTGTCGTTGGGTTTGCTGGATCGACGCCCAATGCCTTGCTGGTCGCTCCGTATCTTGCAGACGGCAGCAGCCCATCGCTCTACATCCTGGGCGTTATGACCCACGACTTGCCAGACAGCGGCCAAAAGGGCTATTGCACGACATGGGGCTTTGTTCGAGACCTCGACACCAGCGCCTTCTCGCCAGGTGACTTGCTCTACGCAAGCCCGACAGTCGCAGGAGCGTTCACCAATGTGAAGCCAACAGCGCCAGCCAATGTGATTCCTTTGGCCGCGTGCGTTACCTCAGACGCAACGACCGGCGTTATCTTTGTGCGGCCAACGATCCAGCAGATGCAGTATTACGGCGTGTTCACCAAGACCACAGACCAGACGCCTGCCGTCATCAACACCGAATACCTGCTCACATTCGACAGCACGCAGATCAGCAATGGCGTGACCATTGGCGGAACCACCAGCCAAATCATCGTTCCAGAATCAGGCCTCTACAAGTTTGATGCCACCGTGCAGCTGACCAGCGGAAGCTCGTCTGCAAAAAACGTCTGGGTCTGGTGGAAAAAGAACGGGACAGCCATTGCCAGCAGTGCACGCCTTGTCACGTCAGACATCAACAACGGCTACATTCCGATTGCACTCAATGAGACCATTTCTCTTGCGGCTAACGATTATGTCGAGCTGGCCTTTGCATCAGACAGCGTTAACGTCACGGTGGACAGCGTGGCCGCCACAGCATTTGCACCAGCCGCCCCTGCGGTTGTGCTTTCAGTCACCCAAGTTCAACAGTAAGGAGCAATCATGGGCGTCCTAGTAAAAACCCTCATTCCGTCAAAGCAGGCAGAAAACGCACAAACGACCCAATACACGGCCGTCAACTGCAAGACCATCATCGACAAATTTACAGCGACCAACACCACTGCTGGCAATGTGACCATCAGCGTCAACCTGGTGACCAGCGGCGGTTCTGCTGGCGTGTCCAACCTGATCGTGGACACCAGAAGCATCGCTCCCGACGAGACCTACACCTTCCCCGAGCTGGTTGGCCAAGTGCTGGAACCAAGCGGGTTCATTTCCACCATTGCCAGCGCTGCCACGTCGCTGACCATTCGCGCCAGTGGCCGCGAGATCACCTAAGGAGAACACCATGGAAATGCCAAAGATCATGATGGCTGGATTCACCGGCTTGCCTGAATCAGAACGATTCATCACCACGGCCGAGAACAAGAAGAACACCCAGACCGTCATCGACGACTGGATGCTTGGCCCTGAAAACCCAAGCAACGAGCCGACGGCCAACAAGGTCTACTGGGTTGCACTTGGCAAAGCCATGCAGGTGGACGAGAAAGAGGCGCGTCGTCGTCGGTGCTCGAACTGCGAATATTTTGAAGCGACCCCATTGATGCAAGCAAAGATGGATCGCATCCCATGGAACCAGTGGGACGTGAACGCAGGCTATCGCGGCTACTGCCACAAATTCGACTTCATTTGCCATGACATGCGTTCTTGCCAAGCCTGGGAAGAGCGCGACTTTGAGATGGATTGACAGGCCATGCGAATGTGGGACAATAACGGCACTGAGCTTTCCGAGCTGCCAGTGGCTCACCCTTCACAGGAGTGCCCAATGAGCAATGTCGCGGTTCAGGAAATTGAGAAGCAAGTGCCAGCAGAGCACCTGCCGATCTATCGCCTGGAGGCCGAACTGCTCAAGTTGCCCCAGGTTGAGATGCCAGTCGATCACGACTTCTGCAATGGCCTCTACGCTCGCACCATGCACATCCCGGCTGGCACAGTCCTGACCGGCGCAGTGCACAAGGACGAGTCCTTCTTCGTTGTTCGCAAAGGCCACCTGATCGTCACAACTGACGACGGCTCGGCCAAGGTCGGCCCAGGCTTCATGAGCGTCACCAAACCCCACACCAAGCGTGCTGGCGTTGCGCTCACCGATGTTGAAGTGACCACCTTCCACGCGAACCCCACAAACGAGACCGACCCGAAGACCATCTGGGACATGTACACCGTCCCTGCACCGGCTTTGGCTTTGGAGGCCGTCCAACACCCGCACCTGGAGGGCGCAAAATGACTTTTGGATTATCTGGAGCCGCACTGGCTGGCGTTGCCGTTGGCGGCGCGACGCTGGTCTCTGGCTACATGCAAGGCGAGGCTGCAAAAGACGCAGCCGCAACACAGGCTGGCGCATCTCAAGCTGGCATCGAGGAGCAGCGTCGCCAGTTCGACGTTGTGCAGAAACTGCTGGAGCCGTATGTCACAGGAGGCACTGAGGCGTTCAAGCAGCAGCAAGCCCTGGTCGGCGTGCAAGGCCCAGAGGCTCAGCGTGCTGCCATTTCTGCCATCGAGCAAGGCCCGGCCTTCCAGGCTTTGACCGCGCAAGGCGAAAACGCCCTGCTGCAACGCGCATCTGCCACCGGCGGCCTGCGTGGTGGCAACGTCCAGGCGGCACTCGCTCAGTTCAGGCCACAAATTCTTAGCCAGTTGATCGAGCAACAATATGGCCAGCTTGGCGGTTTGGCTAAATTTGGTCAAGCATCCGCTGCAGGCACGGGCGCTGCGGCACAGGAAACTGGCAGCAACATTGCGTCACTTCTTGCAGCACAGGGCGCAGCAACGGCTGGCGGCCAAATGGCTGCAGGTAAGGCCTTTGCATCGATCCCTTCTGCCATCTCTGGCGGCCTTGGCATCTTCTCTGGCCTTGGAGGTAAATTCTGATGGCACTTCAACTCCCAATGGGCCCAATCAACTACGGCATTGACGTGCCTGACCCGTCGCAGACATTTCTGCAGGCGTTCAAGACTGGTACAGCCATCACCGAAACCCGCATGGCTCAGGAGCAAGCACAACGCCAAGCCGAGCAGCAAAAGACCGTCATGCAGGCTTTTGAGCGTCTGCGCCAGCCCGGCGCGACGGCCAAGGACTATGCCGATCTGGCCATGATGCTTCCAGAAACGCAGGCTAAGGCCGTGCGCGAGAGCTTCGGCCTGATCAACGCTGACCAGCAGCAAAACGCACTGCAGCGATCTGGCCAAGTGTTTTCGGCCTTCAAGTCCGGTAAGCCTGACATCGCTGTGAACCTGCTCGAGCAGCAGATCACTGCGCGACGCAACGGCGGCGACGAGGAAGGCGCGAAGTTTCTGGAGACTTGGCGCGACGTGGCCAAGGAAAACCCGAAGGCTGCCGAGGATTACTTTGGATTCACCATCTCGCAGATGCCTGGTGGTGACAAGGTCATTGAGTCCGCAGTCAAGCTGGAAGAAGACCGTCGTAAGGCTGAACTCCAGCCGTTCACGCTGCGCAAAGCAACATCCGAAGCCATCATCAAAGAGGCCGAGGCAAAGTTTGCGCCCGACAAGTTCGGTGCCGAGCTGGGCCTGACACAGGCTCAGATCGACGCATCCAAAGCCGCCCGTCGTGCTTCTGATGCTGCGGCTGCAAAGTCCGGCGCAGATGCACGACGCGCACAGGCAGAGGCCGATCAGATCAGCTCAGGCATCATTCCAGCCGACAAGCGCCCAGAAGCAGAGACCAAGTTCCGCAAGGAATACAGCGACCAGACCAAGGGCTACCAAGAGGTCAAGTCTGCCTACGGCCGCGTGCTGTCATCCGAGGACAACGCGGTTGGCGATCTGTCGCTGATCTTTGGCTACATGAAGATGCTCGATCCTGGCTCTGTGGTGCGAGAGGGTGAATTTGCCACGGCGCAAAACGCTGCTGGCGTGCCTGAGCGCATTCAGAACATCTACAACCGCGTGGTCGAGGGAACCCGCTTGTCGGAGGCCCAGCGCAAGGCGTTCAAGGGCCAGGCTGGCAAGCTGTACACGACGGCGCAAGAGCAAGAGGCAACCGTGCGCAAAGGCATCGAGCGCATTGCCAAGGGTTACGGCTTGAAGACTGAAAACATCTTCTACACGCCAACCGAGCAAGCACCTACTGCGCCTGGCGCTCCTGCTCCGGCCGCACCTGGTGCGCCTGCACCAGCGCCTGCACCAGCCCAAGTGAGCGTCACGGCCCCCAATGGTCAGGTGATCACATTCCCGAACCAGCAGGCGGCTGACGCCTTCAAGAAAGCAGCAGGGATTCGCTGATGGCAACCGATTACGCAGCACTCGCACGACAGTTCGGTGGCACGGCCACCAGTCCAGCTGCGCCTGCTCCGGCAGCGCCAACACCTGCCGCAGCTCCAGCCGTCGACTATGCGGCCATGGCCACACAGTTCGGTGGCAAGGCTGAGCCTCAAAAGATGGGCTTTTTTGAGTCCGTTGGCGAGATGGTCACCGGCGCACGACGCGCAACGCCTGAAACCCAAGCGCTGCCCGAGTGGACTGGTATGCCAGAGCTGAACCAGATGAGCGTGGCTTCTTTGAAGTCTGCCCTTGGCACCTTGGTTTCCAACCCACAAGAGACCGTGCAGATTTTGAAGGCCAACTTCCCAGGCATCGAGGCACGCCAAGACGCCAAGGGAAACTTCATCCTGAAATCGTCTGTTGACCAGAAAGAGTACGCCATCCCACCCGGTTTCTCCGTCGGTGACATTCCTCGTGCTCTTGGCGGTTTGCTGGCCTTCACCCCTGCCGGTCGCGCCACAACGCTTCCTGGTGCTGTTGCCGCTGGCGCTGGAACTCAGGCCGTGATCGAGGCAACCCAAGCAGGCACTGGCGGCCGCTTTGACACTGGCGAGGTTGTCACTGCTGGCGCTGCTGGTGGTGCTGGCCAAGTCGTGCAGCGTGCTGCTCAGGCAGCCGCACCTGTTGTAAAGCGAGCAGTCCAGCGTGCCACTGGCCGTCCTGTGACACCTACTCCTGCAGCACCCGCTGCGGCCCCTACTCCTGCCCCTGCTGCGCGAATTGAGCCAACACTTGAGCCAATGCCTGCGCCATCTGCGCCGACGGCTCCTGCGGCTCCTGCTGGCGCACCAATGGGCACGGCCATGGCACCAGAAGCTGCTCCTGTGGCTCAGGTGGCCACCGAGGCTTTCGAGGAAGTTGGCGACCTGGTGCGCAAAGCCTCCGGCAGTGGCCCAGGTTCTGCCGCAGCCAAAGCCAAGCTGGCCGACGTTGCCCAGGTAAACCCTGAGGCTCGTTCCGCTGCCGAGCGCCTTGGCATGGACTTGCCGTTTGACGTGTTCAGCGACAACCCACAGGTGCGTGCAGCCGTTGGCCTGACCCGGTCTGTGGCCGGTGGGGAGGCCGAGGCTGCCTGGGTAAATACCGTGCGCACTGCCATTGGCAAAGCCGACGACGTGGTGCAGCAGTTCGACGCTGCCTTCATTGAGGGTCGTCCGGCTCCTGGAGCAACTTCTCAGCGTATCCTGGACAGCCTGAATTCGACTCGGACGCAACTGTTCAACGATGCCGACGTGATCTACAAGCGTGTGGACGCCACGATTCCAAAGACCGCGACCGTCCAGTTCCCTCGCCTGACGCAAACGCTCGACGACGTGCTGGCCGAAGTCGGTGAAAAAGGCTTGTCCGCACAGGAAAAAAAGCTCTACGAGCTGGCCACTGACCCTGCCGTGACCTACGGCCGTCTGCTGCGCGAGAAGAACCTGATCGGCCAGGCAATGGCTGGCAAGGAGTCTCCTTACGGCAACATGGCGGCTGGTGACCTCAAGCGCCTTTATGGTGCTTTGGCCGAAGACCAGCTGACAAACGTCGGACAGATCGGTGGCGATGCACTGCGTCAAGAGCTGCGTGCAGCCAACCTGCTGACCGCCAAGCGTAAAGCCCTGGAAAACCGCATCGTCGGTGCTTTTGGTAAAGAGAGCGACGGCAGCGTGGCAACCCTCATGCAGTCGGCCATCAAGTCGGCAGCAAAGGGCGACGCGGCGCAGTTCAACAAGCTGATCAAGGTCGTGCCTCCTGATTTGCGCAAGGAGACCATCGCAACTGCCCTGGCATCCGTCGCCAGCTCCGGCCGCGCTGCACAAGAAGGCGCGTTTGGTTTTGCTGAGTTCGCCAAGACTTATCGCGGACTGCGTGCCAATCCACCTGTCTACAAGCAGGTGATCGAGGTACTTGGAAAAGATGCAGACCCCGTGCTGCGCGACCTGTTCGAAATCTCGCGAAGGATCACCGACGCACGCGCCCAAGTGCTCACCACCGGCAAGGCCAACCAGGCTCTGGTGGAGGCCATGAAGGCCGAAGGCTTGATCGGAAAGGTCATGCAAAGCACGACAGCCCAACGCGTCGTCACAGGTGCAGCAAGTGCAATACCTGGCGGCGGCTTCGTTGCACCTGACATCGTGCAGTTCATGTCCAAGGGCAACGCAGATGCAGTGAAAGCTGCCGGTAAGCTATTCGCCAGCGATGACTTCCAGAAGCTCGCCATCGAGGCCGCGACCAAGACCGAGCCAAGCCAGGCCGTTCTCCGTCGCACTGCCGCAAGCAAGGCATTTGCCGATTTCGCAAACGCAGCAAAGCTGCCACAATCCCTGGACGCGAGAGTGCAGTGGCTGCAATCCGCTGTCCAGACAGGACGCCAATTCGATCAAGAGCAGGAGCAATGAGGATGACACGATGCAAACCCTTCGCAAATGGATCGCCAGGCTGCTTGCGTGGCTTCGATCATTCTTTCAGCCTGAACCAATCCAAGGAGAACCAGTAATGTCCGCACTCTCGATTCAACCCACATATCCGATCTTCACTGACATCGATGGCCAACCGCTTGAGGCTGGCTATGTCTGGATCGGCACGGCCAACCTTGACCCTCAAACTAACCCGATCAACGTGTATTGGGATGCCGACCTGACCATCGCAGCACCTCAGCCTATCCGCACACTGGCTGGATATCCTTCGCGCAACGGCACACCTGCACGTCTGTACGTCAATAGCCCAACCAGCACAAGTGGTTACAGCATCCGCGTAATGAACAGAAACGGCAGCGCTGTTTACAGCGCTCCAGATACGACAGAGCGTTACAGTGGAATCGCATTAGGCAACATCAATGCATCAGATGTTGCATACACACCGGTCAATGATGCCGCAACCAATGTGGCTGCCTTCCTTGATTTCTTTATTGGCCACGGTGGAGACGGTGAGCTTACAAACACCAGAGTTGGTGAAGACGCGCTTTCCAGTAACACTAGCGGCACAAACAACACTGCTGTCGGCAAGAAGGCGATGGAGCTGAACACTACTGGATACCAGAACACGGCAGTCGGCGTCGATGCGATGTTCCAAAACAGCACAGGCCACTACAACACTGCCGTTGGTGAAGGCTCCATGATGGAGAACACAACCGGAACAGACAACACTGCTATTGGACACAGTGCGAACAAATTTGCAGTTTCTGGAAACTTCAATACAGCACTTGGCAAGGCCGCAATGCATGATGGGGCCAACGGGAACAGCAACACCGCTGGTGGATATCGCAGCAATTACTATGCTGATACTGGCTCATACAACGTAATGTATGGCGCTCAATCTGGTGAGTACACCAGTTCAGGCTCGAACAACACCTTTGTTGGCTATCAGGCTGGTCTTGCAAACACCACCAGTTCAAACAACACATTTGTTGGCTCGAACGCTGGCGAGGTAATCGATACAGGCACTGGAAACACCATCCTTGGTAAATACACTGGAAACCAAGGCGGTTACGACATTCGCAATGCAAACAATCATGTTGTGCTTGCCGATGGCGCTGGCAACGTTCGCGCACTGTTCAACCAGGATGGCCAAGTCAGAATTCCAAGTGGAGTTTGTTTCGGAACGTTGCAAGCATTAACAGGCAGCTCAACAGTCAACGAGACAGCCTATTATGTTTTGATGTATTCGCTCTCTGGTACTGCAACACTGACGCTGATTCCAAGAGTTGGGCGTATTTTGAAGATCGTCAACCAAAGCGCACAAGCTGTTGTGTCGGCTTCTGCGAACATCCAACCCATTGGAGGCGGTGCACTTTCTACGGCCATTCTTGCTGCCTCGATTGGTAAGTGGGTAGAGTTGTGGTGTGACGGAACTAACTGGAACATCGTTGCTTCAAACTAACCGGGGAAAATCATGCTGAAAACAGTATCTTCATTTATTACACAAGTCGCACAATCTCTTAAATCAGTCTCGACAACCGGGCTGATGCGAATCTCTGGCCCATCTGCTGGAACAACTCGCACAGTGACGATTCCAGATGCAGACTCGACAATGGCAAGGACAGATGCAGCGCAAACATTTGCAGGCGCTCAATCGTTCACTGCACCAATTGCAATGCCTACTCAGCAAGCTCTTTCTGGGAGCGCAACAATTAACGCAAACACGTACTTGGTGACAATGTATGGGCTTTCTGGAACTGCAACACTTACACTTCCATCTAGTCCAACTGTTGGACAGACAATCAGGGTTCGCAATCAAAGCATACAAGCTATCCAATCTGCATCAAACAACATTACAAGTCTTGCATCTGGAGCAGTCACAAACGTAATCATTCCTCTGAGTGCCGCAGCAGGGCAGTGGGCTGATTTATGGTGGGACGGTTCTTATTGGAACGTATCTGCTGCAAGCTATGTATAAATTCTGAACAATCCTGAAAGGAAAACATCATGGCAACAAATAGTCAAGTCGCATTCAACCCGCAAGGCAAGACCGTTGTCGTCGCTGCCGCAGGCACAGCACCAACAGGCGTGCAAGCTCCTGTCTATGAGAAGTTCAACCCCCAATCCACAGGCCAATACCGCTTTGTGAACGCAGGCTCGAACACCGTGTTCTTGGGCGCTGGCCCAACCGCTGCACTGGCCCAGGCCGCTGCCGTCGCTCCTGTTGCTGGCACGCCTTCTGACGCAATCGTTCTGGTGCCTGGTGCGGTCGAGATCATCCGATTCAACAAGGACACCTTCTTCAGCGGTCTGGCTTCTGGCGCGACCACCGTCTACGTCACCCCAGGCGAAGGCCTGTAAATGTTGGACGCCGACGTCATGGCGGAAGGAAACGAGATCGACCTGGTGAAGTACGGCGTCCTCTGGCAGAAAGTCCAGGACATGGATCGCAAGGTCGACAAAATGGAGCGCCAACTCGAAGAGCTGCTGGCCTTGGCCAATCGCTCCAAGGGTGGGTTTTGGATTGGCATGAGCATTGCCTCGGCGTTTTCTGCCTTTGTTGGCTTTGTGGCCAGCCACTGGAAAAGCTGATGAGCGAACAGATCATGCAGATGGTTCGCGAGAATCCGAGGACTGTCAAAGACCTGGCCGATGCACTTGGATTGTCCAAGCAGACCGTTCTTGCACATCTGTCTGGCCTGCCTGTTCAGGAGGTGCGCACGGTCAGCCATGGCGGTCGTGGGCGTCCAGTCGTGGTCATTCATTACATCGCAAAGTAGGAATCAGCATGTACAAGCTTGGCGCACGTTCAAAGCAACGGCTCAAAGGCGTGCACGATGACCTGGTGAATGTTGTCGAGCGAGCCATTGAGATCACCACCGTGGACTTCACAGTCCTGGAAGGCTTGCGCGATCCTGAGCGCCAAAAGACGCTGATGGAGTCCGGTGCAAGCCAGACCCTCAACTCACGCCACATCACAGGCCACGCGGTCGATCTTGGGGCTTGGGTGGACAACCAGGTGGACTGGTCGTGGCCGCTGTATCACAAGATCGCGGCAGCCATGAAGGAAGCGGCCAAGGAGCTGGACGTGGCCATCGTTTGGGGTGGCGACTGGCGCACCTTCAAGGACGGCCCACATTTCGAGCTTGATCAAAAGGCATACCCATGATCTGGCAAGCACTCATCCCCGTGATTGGCACCGTCCTTGAGAAGGTGCTGCCCGACCCACAGGCCAGCGCAGACGCCAAGATCAAGCTGATGGAGCTGGCACAGAAAGGCGAGCTGGCTGTGCTGGACGCAGAGACCAAACTGGCGCTTGGCCAACTTGAGGTCAACAAGGTCGAGGCAGGCACCGACATGTTCCGTGGTGGCTGGCGTCCAGCGACCGGCTGGGCGTGTGTTTTCGGCCTGGTGTACCAGTTCCTGCTCCAGCCGCTTTTGCCGTGGCTGGTGGCCGTTTGTGGCGGTTCTGTGCCGCCTTTGCCACCCATCGACAACGAGACCCTGATGGTCTTGCTGACTGGCATGTTGGGCCTTGGTGGACTTCGCACCTTTGAGCGCGTCAAAGGAAAAGCCTAATCGCAGTTGTCTCCAGCGGCTTCGGCCGCCTTGCCCGGTCTCTGTGCCGGGCTTTTTTCTATGACCGACGTTTCCGACCAAGCAACCATCCGAGAAGAACAAGAACGCGAGGCCTGTTTGCGCACCGCCAGGGAGCCTCACCAGCGTTTGCAGCCGACTGGCCTGTGCCACTACTGCGAGGACGTGGTGGCCGACGACAGGCGCTTCTGTGGCCCTGAGTGCCGCGATCAATGGCAAGCACATTCAAACGCCAAGCGGCGTGCTGGTCAGCTGTAATCTTGAACCGTTCCGCAGTTGGCGCACATGTGGCCTTCAGGCTTGATGTAAAAAAGCTGGTTTCCGCATCTGCACTCGCGCACCATGTCGCCAACCTTGGGCGCGAACTCAAACTTCCACAGGCCTTTGTGTGTGTGGCACTCTGGGCACTCAAACCGCGTCTCTCCAACAGGAGCGACGGCCATCCATTCGTGACCGCATTGAAGGCAGAAAGCCTGGCCAGAACCGTGCGGGTCTGACTTTGGCCGAAGCTCGATCACGTTGCTCATTGCTGCTCCTTCTTTGCAAAGTCCTCGCACTTGCGCTTCCATCCCCACGAATCCTTGAGCCAGTACACAGGCGCATAAAAGCGCGGCTTGTGCAGCATGGCGCAGATCAGCACAGGCTTTGGCAGCGCTCGCATGGTGGCGTGCTTGCACTCGTCGCAGTGCTGGGTTTTCATG